TCGTTAAATTTATAGTGTTGAAAGGGAGGAAAATTTAGCCTTACTTTTTTATCTGCTTCTGTTTTAGGATTTTTTTTGCGACCTGGTTCGTCCGGAATGTGATCATATGTCATTACACGAAAGATTAGCTCTTCTTTTGTGATCTTTCTGTAGTCAACTTCACATTCTGCCATCTTTTTGCGTTTGCCTGATTCTTTTGCCCGTTCAAACTCTGCTACTGACAATCTTTTTGCTTTGTTACGCTTTGCTTCTGCAATAGTTCTGATATTAATTTTGTCTACACTTGGTAGTATTATGTCAAATTGATGATAATCATCATCAACAAAACTACAAAAACTGCTTTTTGACTTGTGTATCTCCGCAAGTATGTCTTTGTTATTCAAATAGTTAATTTTTTTCATAGATTCTCCAAACATTATATCTTATTATAAACTACGCAGTTAAAAAAGTCAATAAATACTTTATAGGAGAACCAAATGATTGGACCAAGACAAGCAAGAAACTTAGCATCACAAGTGCGTAACGGCCAAAATCCTTTTGATAGTGTAGCCAACACAGTAGGATCTGAGTTTTTACGAACAGGAGGCAATCTAGTAGACACAGCTAAACAACGAGTAGCAGATTTTGTAAGTGATACTGGATTTGGAAAAGCTCTCCGAGCATTTGGGTTATTTGCTGATGCTGTTCCAAAAGAAATTAGTTTAGCAGAAGGTAACTGGGGTTCAAGTTCTAGTAGTGGTGATTGGCGAGTCAAGTTAAGTTTACCTAGTAATTTTGCAGGCAGTCCGGTTTTAAGTCCACTAACAGAAACAAGTGGTCTAGTTTTTCCATATACTCCTACGATTTATATAACTCATTCTGCTGGTTATAATCAAATACAACCAATACACAGTAATTATCCCTTTTATGCATACCAGAACTCAAGAGTGGAACAGTTTAGTATTGTGGGAGATTTTTATGTTGAAAATGCAAAAGAAGCTGAATATTGGATAGCAGCTATACATTATTTAAGATCAGTTACAAAAATGGCATATGGTCAAACATCAAATTCTGGTTCACCCCCACCTGTTGTGCGATTAAACGGCTACGGTGATTTTGTTTTTAAAAATGTTCCTGTAATTGTTAATAGTTTTGCAGTTGAACTTGGCCAAGATATAGATTATATTAAATGTAATGTTGGTGAAGGAGCATCATGGGTACCTACAAGAAGCAATATCCAAGTTACAGTTGCTCCAATTTACAGTAGAAGAGCAGTAGAGTCATTTAGTTTAGATAAATTTGTCAACGGTGGATACATAGGTCCTAATGGCGGAGGATTTATTTAATGGCCAAATACAGTTCAAGTAGTCCTTGGCACAAAACTAAAATAAAAAACTCTCAATACCTAGATTTTTTATCTATTAGACCAGTACCAAAACAAAGTGATGACATATTATATACAATAGAAGTACAGTATACACATAGACCAGATTTGCTTGCATACGATTTGTATGGAAACAAGGACCTTTGGTGGGTATTTGCTCAAAGAAACATGGATGTAATCAAAGATCCAATTTATGATTTTGAAGAAGGTGTAGAAATTTATCTTCCTAAAGGTCCACAACTAAGAAAATTATTAGGATTGTAATATGACATTCCAAGCACAAAATTTAGCACGAAGAGCAGCTGCCGCAGGCAGGCAAGTTGAAGATTTTGTAGAATCAGCAGTTAGAGATTCTAACATAGTTAACAGTGCAGGAATTACAGTAAATGCAATAAGAGACAGCATAGATGGTGCAGTTGAAGAAATAGCAGGAGCAGTAGCAGACCCAATAAACGAGGTTGCATCAAGAGCAACAGAAATGCAATCAATTTTGGGCAATCCTGGAGGAGCGTTGTTATCTGTGATAGCCGGCGGACTTTTTGGAGGATCTAAAAAAGGAAATGATTTAAAAGATTTTGCATCATACACATCTATTTTTACACTAGGAGTTCTAACTAATTTTGAAATTAACTTTCCTGACTTGACATATCGCAGAAGAGATCCTTGGATTACAATTTTAAGATCAGGCGGCGGCCTTGGAAACAGCAAAGCAACCACAATATATGAATCTCAAGGAAGATTAGAATATTTTATTGATAATGTTAATATAGATTCGCTTGTTGGATTAAACCAAGCAACAAAACAAACAAATGCAACTAATATAGAATTCAAAGTTACTGAACCTTACAGCATGGGTCTGTTCTTGCAAACAATACAAGTAGCAGCAGCTAAAGCTGGTCATAAAAATTATCTTGAAGCACCGTTTGTTTTAAGTGTAGAATTCAAAGGTTGGGACGATTATGGTAATAACATATCAAAACCAGGACTACGTAGAATATTTCCGTTAAAATTAGCAAGTGTAGATTTTCAAGTTACTGAAGGTGGAAGCGAATACAATGTTATTGCTATTCCTTGGCACGAAAAAGCAATGGCTGATCAAGTACAAAGCATTAAAGCAGATGTAAATTTAACAGGAACAACTGTTTCAGAATTATTACAAACTGGAGGTGCTAGTTTAGCAGAAAACTTAAACACTAGAGAACAAGAAAGAGCTGAAGAAGGTCAGGTTCCAAAACCTGACGAATATGTAGTACTGTTTCCTAAAGAAAGATCAAGTCTTGACGAGGCCTTACTAGGTAATCCTGCAGACAGTGCAGGTGCTACAGAAGAAGAAGGAGAAGAAAGAGAACTAAGTGAAGAAGAAAAAGTAAGAATATTTGAAAGTATAACTGGTTTGGAAAATGCTACATTGCCTGCAGACTTTGATGCTGAACTTTCTAAAATACTAGGAGTAATTGTCAATAGATCAAACATAGGTGAAACTATTAGGGAATATGCAGAAAACCCAGAGAACATGAATGAAATAGGAACTGCAAAACTTGTTGATTCATTTTTAGACGGAGGCAGAAAACCTTTTGGAAGACCAGCATTTGTTGAAGAAACTAGACTAACTGGTGGACCACCTCCTCAACAAACTAGAGTAGGTACAGGTATTTTCACTAGAGGAAATATCACCATTAGTGATAATGGCAGAACATTAACTTTTAAAAATGGTACAAAGTTTCAAGATATAATTGAAGAAATTATACTATTAAGTGAATATGGTAGAAAAATTGTAGATGCGGAACCTGATGCAAATGGTATGATACCGTGGTTTAAAATTGAATCAGATGTTTATAATATTACAGATCATGAAACAATGGATCAAACAGGTAAATTTCCTCACATGTATGTTTACAGAGTTGTGCCATACAAAGCACATGTTAGTAGAACTTCACCAACGTCTCAAGCGAGTCCTGGAATAAACATGCTGAAAAGACAAGCAATTAAAAAATATGATTACATATATACAGGACAGAATGATGATATACTAGATTTTAATATAGAATTTAATGCAGCTTTCTTTCAATCTATTACACCGTTCGGTGGTAGAGATACAGCAGGAAATAATCAACAATCAGAAGAAAGTCCGGGACCACCACCTGGGCATCCAGAATTTAACATGCGAGCAGGCGATACCACAGGTGGTGTAAATGGTAATGCTACAACTGTAGAAACACCTAGACCAGAATCTGGTCAAACAGGAGGAGGATTGTTGTCTAACAGTAAAACAGCAATAGCTAGAAACTTCAACGATGCTCTTGTAAATTCTCCTGTAGATTTAGTTAGTGTTGATCTAACAATTTGGGGAGATCCATATTATATAACAGATAGCGGTATGGGAAATTATAACGCCGCAGAAACACCATTTATTAACATAACTGCTGATGGTACAATGGATTATCAAAGTTCAGAAGTTGATATAGAATTAAACTTTAGAACTCCTATAGATTATCAAGTTAACGGAAGTTATATGACTTTTCCAGGATCCGGATCAAGACCTGTAGGACAGTTTAGTGGATTGTATCAAGTTATTAGTTGTTTAAATCAATTTAGTGGCGGAACATTCACCCAGCAACTTAAATTAATACGTAGAAGAAACCAACCAGGCTTAGATACAAATGCACAACCTGTAACAACTGGTAATCAAATAGTTGAAGAAGCAGTAGAAGATACAAGTTCAACAACCACTGGTGGTACAAGCTCAGGCGGAAGTGGTACAGGTAATGCAGGAGACGATCCGACCGGAAACACTGGTGGCACAGGAGCAACAGCAAGTGGCGATCAAGGCGATGGACTTAGAGGCTCAGGAACAGTAACTCAAACTGGTGGTACCGGAGCAACTGCAAGTGGAGCTGCAGGTGATGGACTTAGAACATAAAGGTTAAACATGGGAAATGAACAGTCAAGAACTAGACGCCCGTCCTGGATGGAAGGAAGCGGACCCTATTTGGGAAAAATTATCAATCATCTAGATTCAGAGTATATGGGCGCAGTAGAAGTGGAAATTTTAAAAATTACTGAAAACGGTAACCCCGCAACTGCTGAAGGTTCAGGATACCAACTGCCTTGCTACTACGTTTCTCCGTTTTATAATGTCACTCCTAGATCAGGAGTCAAAAAAAATCAAAACTATCAATCTACTCAACAAAGTTCCGGATTTTGGGCTGTGCCGCCTAATGTAGGAACAAAAGTTATTGTTCTTACACTTGAAGAAAATTTTGGATTTGGTTACTGGATAGGATGTGTTCAAGATCAGTATATGAATTTTATGGTGCCGGGCTATGCAAGTACAACGTATAATACAACTGATCCTAGCAAACCTAAACCTGTAGGAGAATACAACAAAGAGCTAGAAACAGCAGAAGGTAGAGATCCAACAAAGTATATTAAACCTACTAGTACCCTTGCTGACGAAATTTTAACCACCCAAGGATTAGGAGGAGACCACACTAGAGGAACAACAACTAGTAGTTCAAGGCGTGAAGTTCCTAGCATGGTATTTGGTTGGAGTACGCCAGGGCCTTATGATACTAGACCCGGACAACCTACAGCTGCTTATGGACCTGATTTAGCAAGAAGTAATGTACCTTTCAGTAGATTAGGCGGAAGCAGTTTTGTTATGGATGACGGCGACATGACACTATTGCGTAAAAAACCTGCCGGCGGTGATGACGCAGGTCCTCCAGAATACGCAAATGCAGAGTTAGGTGATTTATCCGGTAATCCTACACTACCTCACAATGAATTAATACGTTTAAAAACTCGAACAGGGCATCAAATATTGATGCACAATACTGAAGATTTAATTTACATTGGCAACGCCAAAGGTACCACATGGATTGAAATGACTAGCAATGGTAAAATAGATATTTTTGCTCAGGATAGTGTAAGCATACACACAAGCAATGATTTAAATGTTACCGCAGATAGAGATATTATAATGAGTGCTGGCAGAAATATTTGTTTAAAAGCAGGAAATGACGGTAGAATTACTGCTACAGAAGGTGTACACATAAATGCCAAAACACACACTGAAACAGCACCAGATGGTATAAACATGAATGGTCCTACAGCAACACCAGCATATGAACCTATGCGTACTCCGCAACACGAACCTTGGTTGAGTCATGAGCATTTGAATCCTTTAGAATTTTCACCCGAAAAAACAGATGCAGATCCAGAAGCAGAAAACGAGCGTGATACTGAAACTGCAAACAATTTTGTAGCAACAGAACCTCCTACTGTACCAGATACTTTTAGGAAAAGCAGGTAAGGTAAATACGTTATGAGCAGTTTAGAAAAAAATTTATACAAACAAATTACAGTAAAACCAAATAATCGTGTTCAAAACACAAATATTGGTAGTAGAGCATATCGTGGTATAAGCACAGTAAATCCTGAAAATTCTTCAACTGTTTTGTATGATCTTGCTTTGATAAAGCAAGATTTACTAAATCATTTTCACATACGTCAAGGCGAAAAACTTTCAGATCCAGAGTTTGGAACAATTATTTGGGACGCATTGTTTGAACCACTTACTGATGATATGCGTGATGCAATCAAAAACAACGTTACAAAAATTGTAAATTATGATCCAAGAGTCAGTGTAGACAAAATTACTATAGATCAGTATGAAAGTGGCATTCAAATTGAAATAGACCTAACTTACTTGCCTTATAATATTGCAGAAACAATGAAGTTGCAGTTTGACGAAAATGCTGGGTTCCTAAATACATAATTAACTACGCACTTATCTCTAATTGCTAAATATTGTATAGAGGAATTACAAGCATGTCATCAACAGATAGACAAAATAGATTATTAGTAGCAGAAGACTGGAAACGCATTTATCAAAGTTATAGAAATGCTGATTTCAAAAGTTATGACTTTGACAATCTGCGTAGAACTATGATAGCGTATCTAAGGGAAAATTATCCTGAAGATTTCAACGACTACATAGAAAGTTCAGAATATCTTGCACTAATAGATTTAATTGCATTCTTAGGACAAAATTTAGCATTTAGAGTTGATTTAAATGCACGTGAAAATTACCTTGAACTTGCTGAACGCAGAGAAAGTGTTCTACGTTTAGCACGGTTACTTTCATATAATACCAAAAGAAATCAGTGTGCAAACGGATTACTAAAAATTGAAAGTGTGTCTACAACTGAGGACATTTTAGATTCAAATAATAACAATCTTGCAAATCAAACTATACTATGGAATGATCCTAGCAACTCAGATTGGAACGAACAGTATGTTAAAATTTTAAATGCTGCTTTACCGGTAAATGGAACATTTGGACGTCCAGTGAAAAAAGATACTGTAAATGGCGTACCAACAGAACAATATAGATTCAACTCAACAAACTCTGATGTGCCTGCTTATAGTTTTAACACAACAGTTGACGGAAGCACTACAAGATTTGAAATAGTTTCAACAGATATTACAGATCAAAATATCTATGAAGAGTCTCCGTTTCCTGGAAATAACTTTGCTTTTCTTTATAGAGATGACGGCAAAGGACCTGGAAGTTCAAATACTGGATTTTTTTGTCATTTCCGCCAAGGTACATTAGACCAAGGAACATTTACTATTGATAATCCTAGCACCAATCAAACAGTTGCGATAGATGCTACAAATATTAATAATTCAGATGTATGGTTGTACAAGTTAGATAGTTTTGGAAATGAAAACGAACAATGGACTAAAGTAGATTCAGTTGAAGGTAACAATATAATTTACAACAGTCTTAATAAAAATATTAGAAATATCTATAGTGTATTAACAAGAATAGAAGATAGGGTAAGTTTGATATTTTCAGACGGTGTATTTGGAAATTTACCACAAGGTTCTTTTAGAATATATTATAGAACAAGTAAAAACAAAAGAATTGTTGTAGAGCCAAATGATCTACGTGGTATTAGTATTAAAATAAAGTATTTGTCTAAAAACAACAAAGTAGAAACAATTACTTTAACATTTAGTTTACAATATACAATTGACAATGCAAGTGTTTCGGAAACAAACGCTAGTATAAGAACAAATGCTCCGGCAACATATTATACACAGAATAGATTAATAACAGCTGAAGATTATCAAATTGGACCTTTAGCTGCAAGTCAAGAGATTATTAAAGCAAAGTCTGTTAATAGAACAGCAAGTGGCATAAGCAGATATTTTGATCTTTTAGATGCTACAGGAAAATATTCAAAAACTAATTTGTTTGGTACAGACGGAATTGTTTATAGAGATATTTTTAATAGCAAAGAACGTTTTACTTTTACAACACAAACAGATGTAGAAGGAATAATACTAAACACTATTGAACCGATCTTAAGTGGAAAAAAAGTAAGAAATTATTACCTAAGTCAGTTTAGTGTAATTGATTTGACAGACTTGAATATCATATGGAACCAATCAACTGCTGACACTAATATAAGCACCGGATATTTTACAAACGTAAACAATATTAGACAAACTT